GGGGTGTACCCCCCCCTTTTCCGCCTGATATATGGCGAATTCGTTGATTGAGCTGTACCGCTTGATTGACGAATTTAATATTCATTTTACTGCTTTAAATTCTAAAGCTAGACCTAGTATGAGTAAGTTTGAGCAAGTTACTCTATGGTCTAACCTGTTAAATGCTAAACACTAACCATTGCTCCATGCGATAGTGTTTGTCTCTTATGAGACGGGATTGGGCAATCCTTGCACCTATTTGCTCACCTTCAGGTGAGAGCTTTTCTTTTTGTTTCGTTGAAACTATGTCAGATTCTCAGATAGATTTAAAGGGTGCATTGTCACCTTCTATTCAGAACTCTACCCCGACTGACGTGCCAGAGGTTCAGGCACGCCCTCTGAGTGAGGGATTTAAGGATGATCTCTTAGGTGTGAGATATGATCCTGATTTGGAGGCGATTGGCCCCCATGAGGAACTGGTTCAGGACCAGTTCCAGCGCGAGTTGGCGCATTTTCAAGGAAAGTATATGGCAGTTTTTGATGGAACCCTTGCTTACCTCCGTCGTATACTCCCCACGTTCTGTAAAGAACATGTTGGGGAGTCTGCTTTCAAGCTGGGTCTTTATCTTTCTGCCATGGATATTCCCGATTTTTGGATAACGCAACTTAAGACTTCTATTAATAACGCTCAGAAGTTTGGCGATGGTGTAGCGCCCGTTTTTCCCTCGTGGACGATTAAGGTTACTGAGCCTAAGAAAACCTTCCACCCAAGTAATCCGTTTAAACATGGTCATTCTACTGGGATTACTAATACGTCTAAGAGCATGGGAAAACATACTTCAAATTCTTTCCGTCTCAATGTTAAGCCAGGACGCTTCGGTTTTCCCAAGCCGGATGCAAGTAACTTTTCTAAGCGTCGTTATATGTTATGGTTAGAGTCGGAAGTTACGCGCTTGACTCCTTTCCTTAAGAGGAAAACGCAGTTTTTATCCGCTAATATGTCCGTCCAGGCCTTGATGCGGGTGAAAACTTTTCCTGGTACGAAGAAGTCTCTTCAAGCTATGCTGGATGCCTCCCATGTTTATATTGATGAGTATGTTACTGGTAGTCAAGCGTCTAGGTCCGTTATGACGCTTTTTCCTGGTACTATCAATGTTGCGGGTACTATTGTCACTTCTTTGATAGGTGCGTCGAAAGTTGCCTACTTGTTTAAAAAACACAAACCGATTTTTAGAGCGCTCTGTCGGATGTATGAAGATGCGGATTATTCTGCCGCTCAGAAGATCCAGTCTGATATTGATTCCAAGGTATTGGCTACAGTAAAGGCTTCGGTACGGAGAGTTGAGGAAGCGACCGCTGTTGTTCCTAAGCTCCGTTCGGTTTCTGGTAAGGTTGTTTATCAAGGAAATGTTGTTGCTAAGGCTCGATGGCCTCCCCAGCTATTTGACATTCTCCGTGTTTATCTTTGGAAATTTTTGCCATACCGGAATTATTCGATGTTTCCATTAGCAGCCATTCGGTTTCATCAGTCTAATGCGGCAGGTACAACGTTGATTTCTGAGGCAACACTCCCACTTTTGTGTTTGGCTGTTCAGGAATTTAGGTTAAAGCCACAGTTGTATCGACCGATGTTGCCATTGGTTCCAAAGCATCTTTTAGTGCGTAACTTGCAGTTGACCTGTGAGCAATGTCGGGTTATGCTTGCTAGTAATCTTGGTCTTGATCGTTGTTATTTCCATAGTATGCAGGTTTCGAACTATAAGGATCGTTTGTTCGCATTTGATCGTAAGTTTGAACGAATATTTCAGTATGTCGAGTATCAGGGTCAGACATTTTCGATGCGGCATAGCGTAGACTTTGAACGAACGACGTCTGCTACTCGTTCTGTCGTCGGCAAAGTTGCCGCTGATTTGTATCATGAGTACGAGCAGCCGCTTGCCCAATTTGCAGCTTTTGTTGGCTCACTTTATTGTGCCTCCTCGTGGGGGGCAGTTGTTGCGGCTGTTGCACAATATGCAGCGGGTAATGACGTTATTTGGAGCATAATGAAGGATCAGATTCGTAAGCTTCAGTCGATTGTTTTCCAACAAGCTGGTGAGCCATTTATGTTTACGCCTTTTACAGAGGCTATTGGCGCAGCTGCTATGAGTCTTTGGGAAGCGATTACCTCCCTAGGCCTTTATTCATTGTTCTCCACGGTTCTCTCTGATATAAGTTCGTCTTTGTTTGGTCCGTTGGCGGATTTGGTTAAACAAGTTCGGTTCCAAATGCTTAAAGAAGCTGGAAAGAGTATTGCAGAATCCATTTTAGCAGGAATTAAGGAGTGCATTAATCGCGTAAAGTTATGTTGGGAAAGTAAGTCTTTTGCTCCTCTTTGGGGAGTTCGTTGGAATCCGACTACGTGGGTTAAGCAGTCTACTACTATTCGTGTCTGCCAGGGGATTTTGACGGCTTCTGGGCGGACTTGTATCGGTGCGGACTCTAAGCTTAAGCGGTTGCGTGAATCCGGAGACTTACCTATGTGGTGGACTGACCCTGTTTCCTTGCCTGAGTACGTCAAGAATGCCACGGGAATGCTAGAGCAGGGGTATAATCTTATAGAGTATTTCCAGAAGAACAAACCTATGGTTGATTTCCTTCAGGCCGAGATGCGGCTGTTGCGATCGACAATAGAAGAAGCTAGGCCTAGGGCGCAAGGTGTTTCATTGCGCATGGAACCTTTTTCCCTGGTTTTGTTTGGAGAGTCTTCGGTTGGGAAAACAAATATGATTGCCTTGATTCAGAATGCTGTTGCGCATTACTTTGGTTTTAGTCCTGAAGCGACTTATGATCTGGATTTGACGCAAGGCTTTCAGTCAGGCTTGAAATTTGATACCTGGTTGGTCCGGATGGATGATGTTGACCAAGGAACGGCCCCGCAAGCTGCGAATGTTCGTAATCACATTGAGTGGTTTATGAAATTAGTCAACAATAATCCCCTTCCAATAGAGGAATCTGAGTCGGCGATTAAGGGTTCTACGTTTGCAGCACCTGCTATGGTGGCGGTTGCTACAAATTTTGCCGACTGTCGTGTTTCAGAGTTTTCTTTGTTCCCTACAGCTTATTGGCGTCGTGTCAATCTATATTTGAAGCCTAAGGTTCGGCCTGAGTATGCCACTCCTAATGGTCAGATCGATAAGCATAAGTTTGCCTTGGCGTCGACGTATGATTTGTGGCTCATCGATGTGTATGAGTATGATTCGAGCGCTCTTCCGTCTAAAGTTAGGGGTCACATTCCAATGCGCCTTGTTAAGGAGAATGAGACGTTCCCTAATGTCGTCGCTATGATTATAGAGCGTATGCGAGATAAGAGAGAGCGCGAGATCAAGCGCCTTGGTAAGTTGATGGACGCTGGAGGCTCAGATCGGTGCCCGGTTTGTTTTCTTCCTACTGAAATAGACTGTGGACATGAGCCAGTCCAGGCCGTTTTAGATGAGTTGGAAGTGGTTCAAGGTTACGCCGATGTTATTGTTCCAGTGTGTGGAGTTGCGAGCTTGTTTGCTGCCAGGGCTGCTTTTCATACTGTCCCGCCGTGGATGAGATGGGGTTTGTATACTATGGCCTCGGTTCGAACAGGCAGGCATATCTGCGATGTTATAGTAGATAATTATTTTGGCGATGATTATTTTACTAAGACGGCACATGTGGTTGGGGTTTGCGCTGCTTTAGCCTTTATGGTGAATGGTGCTTTCCGGCAAGGACGCAGTGGTAATGCATTAACAGGTTTTAATCCGTTTAACTGGTTTCGGGCAGAACAGACACATAAGCCAGGTATTCCACAACCGCATTTCCAGGCGACGTGGACTGAAGAAGAATTGATGCGTCTAGTCATGGATAGTTTTATTACCGTTTCTGGTCCGTATTTTAAGGATATGCATGCTCTTATGATTAATCATAACACTTTTTTGGTCCCATCGCATGTTTCTTCAGTTGCTAGGAACGCCGGTCCTACGCATTGTATGCTGACAATTCTCGCGAGGGGAGAATCTCATACTCTTCAGCTCACCGAGTTTAATAGTGTCGTTATTCCCACTGCCCCTGAATTGATGCTTGTTAAGGATTATCGTTCGTTTGGGGCGCCTGGCCTTCTCAAACATTTTTGGCAAGTTGTTGATGAGCAGGTGGTGCAGTTTGATTCGGTGCGAATTGTGTCCCCAAAGCTTGACGTTGATGTTTCCGCTAATGAGCTTAAGGTCCAACAAGGTTTTAAGGTTCTCGAAACCAGTTATCCTTCCCGTGAGGGAGACTGTGGGTCAGTTTATTTAGCAAGAATGGGGACTAGTGTGCGAATTGTGGCTATGCACTATGCTGGAAATCAAGTTTTGTCTTTTCCGTCTATTGTTACCACCACTTCGTTGGGAGCATGTGTCACGGGTTTAGAGATAGAGCGATTGTTGACCACGAGATTGACCACGGTTCGTCAAGGTGTGGCGACTAGTTTGCTCATGATGTCTCGAACCCCGGAACGTCTTAGTGTCAAGCACTACCCGATGCTATCGGAAGTTCACACTGCTAGATCCCATCACGGAGCCAAATTTTATCCTTTTGGAACTCTTGAGCCCCCTTTGGTTGGTGCTACGATGAAGTCGAAGATTCAACCATCTCTTTATGCTGAAGACTTTCGAGACTTGGAAGAAAAGTGGTGTGGAGAACGACACTATTGGAGAATTCCCGATTTCAGAGGAAAGATGGTTGACGATAAATGGAAGTCTCCGTATACCGATGCGTTTTTAACAGCGAATTGGAAACAGATAGAGGAGCCTTACATGTGGTTGGCGTTGGCAGATTATCTTTCAGGTATTACGTCTTTGGACTGTACAGGTTTTTCAGCTTTGTCTCAGCATGAGGCTTTAGTTGGCGTTCCTGGAAGCGTTATACATGGGATAAATTTGAGTACGTCTAGTGGTCCCCCCTATTCGACAAAGAAGGTTAATCACTATTTGAAGGCGGCAGATGAATCGTTTGTGTCTCCTGAGATGCACAGGATAAGGACGGATATTTTGCGGCTCTTTCCTGAGTCCATAGTTTCGGCTGTTGCATTGTGTTCTTTGAAGGATGAGACTTTAAAGCCTGGTAAGATTCCCCGCATCTTTAGTGTGTTGTCGAGTGAATTTAATACGTTCATTAAAGAGGAGATGGCAGTTGTTTCAGCTTTTATGAGAGCTAATGTGGACTTCTTTGAGTGTTGTGTAGGAATTAACATGACTGGCCCCGATGCTACGCGCTTGGTCAATTCACTTAAAGTTGTTGATCCAAGCTTAACTCGAATAATGGCGGGAGATGCTAAGCGATTAGACAAGTCTTATTCTGGGGATCTTCATGAGTTTGTTTGCTACTTGTTCTTTGCTGTTGCTAAGGCCTTGGGCTTAAATGCTGCGGAAGCGTATGTAAAAGCCCTAGGCATTAAGTACACCAAATATATAATAAAGAATGATGTTTTTGTTTCATTTTGGTTGCCGTCGGGTTTTATTGACACGGTAGAGTGGAATAGTTTCTCCTTAAGTTTAGGAGATCGTTTTGTTTATTATAAAGACAAGTACCCAGTTATCCCGGAAGCGTATTTGCAGGCATTGGTTGCATATGCTCGTTCATTTTTTGATGATCCCTTTGCAACTCTCCCAATTCCTTTGGATTTTCGCCAGTGTATTGTTTTGCGCACGTATGGGGATGATAATATAAAGGCTTATTCAGTGACTGTTAATCCACCTGCTAACTATGAGGACCTTTGGCTTGAGGGAATTGGTATAGAAATGACTGATGCTTCTAAGGAGGGACGCATTAAATTGGTTCCCCTTAGTAAGGCGGATTTTCTTAAAAGAACGTTTGTCTTTGATGAGCAATCGGGCATGTGGATGGCTCAGTTGTCGAAGAAAACGTTGGCTCGGATGTTAGTTTTTAAGAAGGATTCCTCTCTTTCTGTTCGAGATCATGCTGCTTTAGCTCTAACTGAGGTTTTGCTAGAGTCTTTTCTTCATGGTGAGCAATTTTTCAATGAGACGAGGGCACGCTTCATTGATATTGCCAGCAAGTATTCACTTGCTGGTTCGTTTCTTAAACTCCCAACTTATGAAACCTGTAGAGAGCAGTTCTCTAGAGGGGTCTTTAAGACTTGGGTCGAGCGCGGAATTCCTGAGCTACGGGAACTGCAATCGGATTTAGTGCAACTTCATGGTTTTTCTACTATGTCTTCTATTCAGATGGTTAAGGCGGGCATTGACCCGGCCGGTAATGATGAGGTTACTTCAACAACAACAAATATCCAGCATGATACAGGGCAGATCGTGTCGGACTCCACTTTAGTCCAGAACAAGTTGGAAGTTACTCCTAAGTATTTTCAGAATATGCCCACAAATGACCTTGGCGACTTTATGACGCGAGCCACTGAGATTGCAACATGGCCGTTAGCAGCCACTGATTCACCACTTACTTCGGTTGCGACGCTTGATCCATGGTCACTTTTTCTTGCTAATCCTAGAATTGCAGATAAGATCTCCTCGTATACTTATATTAGAGGCACTATTCAGCTGATTTTTGTTACAGCCGTTCCAGGCAATTGTTACGGGTCATATGTTGTCAGTGCATTGCCCAGAGGTGGATTGAATACTGACACGTTTAATGTCATTGGTGCGACGCTGCAGTCAACTAATTGTATGCAGATGGATCATTTTTCTCGTTTAGACTGTGCAAACAGTGAGAACATGGTCATGCAATTGCCTTTTCTTTGGCAGTATGATTTTGCTGATTTGACGGTTGGCGCTCCTGCGTCTATGTGGAGGGTTACTTTAACATGTCTTTCACCTCTACAGACAGCTATTCAGGGAGGTGTTAGTACTGGGCAAATTCAGGTGTATGCTAGCTTGCTTCCTGATTATCAGCTTACAGTGCCGCATTTTCAAGGTCATCATCGTAAAGGAAAGCTTCAACATACTCCTTCGATGGCTACGATGGCGCCAACCCTGGCGGCCGCGCTGCCTCAACCTCATGGCCAAGTTTCGGCCGTCGCTGATAAAGTCGGGGCTATTGCTGATAAGTTGTCTGGTGTTCCTGTTATTGGAAGTTATGCCCATGCAGCTTCTCAAGCTGCGCACACCGTTTCTAAAGTTGCTTCGTGGTTCGGATTTACGCGTGAAGAGGAAGAGCGTGAGCCTATGCCTATCACAATGCGTTCTGTTACCAATGTTGCTCATATTGATGGTGTTGATGTTAGTGACAAGGCTTCTTTACTTATAGGCAACACCCTTTCCATTGATCCGACTATGATGGGCCTGTCGTCTGGCTCTGATTGTCTTTCTACTGCAGATTTGTTTAATCGTTGGACTGTGGTTCAGCAGTTAACATGGTCGCCTACGGCAAGTGCGGGCACGGTTTTAGGAACCACTTACGTGTCACCGAATTACGGGATAGGTACCTCATCTACCACGGGTGCCACAATTAACTTGACTACGGCTGGATATTTTGGTGTTCCATTTACCTATTGGCGAGGTGATATGGAGTATTTGATAATCGTTCCGGTTAGTAAGTTACATCGTGGTACGCTCCAGATTTATTGGATTCCTTTTGGTTCTACACCTCCTGCTACTGTGACCAACACTTCGCTTAACTTGATCTATGACGTTTCTGCTGGTGGTGAGAAGCAGTTTACGGTTGGCTATGCTAGGGACAAGCCTTTTCTTTTGAATTGGTTGCTCCCGTCATCCACCACGATTGTTCCTCAGGGTACTACGAATGGGCAGTTGGCTTTCAGAGTTGTGAATCCGCTTCAAAGTCAGAATTCCACGGCGAGTGTTACAATCACCATTTTGGCTAGAGCGGCTTCTAATATGGAGTTCGCTGTCCCTCGTAATGTTATCAATGTTACTACTACTAGTGGCCAGAGTATGATACCCTTAGACAGTGCCATTTCTTATCAGGGAGCAACGGGTGATGAGGATGATCACTCGGCCGACGTCGTTGAATTGGTTCCTTCATCTGGCGCTTATCCTTCCGATGAGCTTCTTTTTGGTGAGAAGATTGAATCGGTGCGACCACTACTCCAGAAATTTTCTAAGATTTATTCTGGAGTTCCTACTGCAAATCTTAATGTTATTTCTATTTTTGGCGAGAATAGGAATCTTGATTACGATACTTACCGCTGGACCTTTGCTATGCATTATCGCAATCTTTACCAAGGTCTGGCGGCGAGTGAGCGTTTTAAGTTTATCACAGCGAGCGACATGTGGATTGGTGCCACAAATAGCTCGGGTGAATCGCCTGTCCCAACACAATATGTTAATGATATCACTCCTATGACGTTCTGCGGTCAAAACCGTGGGGCTGAGGTTGTCGTCCCGTATTACGGGCCGGCGAAATGGTATTGGGCTGGTTCAGTTCCGGATGCTGCGACATCCAGTTTTAAGAATAATCTCTTATGGATGTTTGATGCATCTGGTACTGTTCCGACCACACCAGTGACGATTTATCATGCATTTGGTGCTGATATAAGGGTCACATGCTTCCACCAAGTTCCGAAGATTTCGTTAGATGCCAATACCTTGGTAGAACTCTTTCCAACCTGGTTTGGCCATGTTAACCCTCCTTAGTGGGGTGCCTATTGCACCCAGTTTTCGTTTGTCCTTAATTGGAAAACCCAAAAAAAAAAAAAAA